ACAGACAATGCCGTAGTAAGATTCGATGGTGTCACTGGTAAACTTATTAAAGATGGCGTGGTCATCATCAGTGATACCGGTGATGTCACCGGTGTAGTAGGCTTGACAGTCAGTGGCGTAAGCACATTAGGTCCAGTTACCAATGTGAAAATTACAGGTGGTACAAACGGCCAAGTGTTGACTACTGATGGAACTGGCACTCTAGCGTGGGCAACAGTTTCTGGTGGAGGTGGTGGAGGCGATGTGGTCGGCTCATCAACCGCGGTTACTGATAATGCTCTAGTTCGATATGACACATCTACTGGTAAACTGATCAAGAACAGTTCAATTGTCGTTACTGATGGCGGTGATGTTACTGGTGTGGCTGGCTTGACAACAACAGGTGCACTAACAGTTGGCGGCGTCAGCACATTAGGTCCAGTTACCAATGTGAAAATTACAGGTGGTACAAACGGACAAGTACTCACTACTGACGGCACAGGCACTCTAGCATGGTCAACTGTTTCTGCCGGTGGTCCAGCATCTGCGGCTAGCGTAACAACAGTTCCCGCTGGTAACTTAGTGGCAACAAATGTACAAGCTGCCTTGAACGAACTTGACACTGAGAAGTTGAATATATCTGGTGGCACAGTGACTGGTGCTCTGACAATTAATGGAGTAAGCACATTAGGTCCAGTTACCAATGTGAAAATCACAGGCGGTACAAACGGCCAAGTTCTAACAACAGATGGAACTGGCACTCTATCATGGGCCACGGTTTCTGGTGGTGGCGGTGGCGGTGATGTAGCTGGGCCAGCATCTAGTACAGATAATGCCGTAGTAAGATATGACGCTACTACCGGTAAAATTATTCAGAACAGTCTCGTTATAATCGGTGATGGTGGTGAGGTTAGTGGTGTAACTACATTGACCACTAGCACATCTGTTCAGACTCCTAGTTTGACTACTGGAGATGCCGCTACAGCTGGCACAATCACCGGTACTTGGACACTGACTGCTGGCTCGACCCTCAATGCCACTTACGCTGACTTGGCCGAGAAATATACCAGTGACAAGGACTATCCTCCTGGTACTCTGTTGATGATAGGCGGCGACAAGGAAGTGACACTAGCAACTCAGAGTGGCAAGTGGAATCTGGCAGGCGTAGTTACATCAGATCCAGCTTATGTATTGAACAGTACCCTGTTGAACAGTGCTTGTATCGCTCTTGTAGGTCGAGTGCCTTGTTTAGTGACCGGCAATATTTCTAAGGGCGATATGCTGACGATAAGCGATATTGACGGCGTTGCTACAACTTCAGCCACAAGAGAGTGGGGCACAATCATTGGCCGGGCACTAGAGGATTATAATAGTCCGAACGTTGGCACAATCGAAATCAAGGTAGACAGGGCATAATATGTCATTGGCACTGAGTCTGTATAGAGAACAGTGTCCACCTTTATAGTGTAAAATTTCATAGTCTACTTGTCAATGATAAGTAGACTATGAATATCTTCCAAGACACATATGAGAATCGCCTTAGAAGCTGGCGTGAACTCAGAATCAAAACTCAAGAACTTCCTCTAGACAAAGCATGTGTGGAGATAGACAGATGGTGGCAACAAGCACCGTTAGTTCATCACCATCTACACTGGAATGATACCCAAAATTGGACAGGTCCATGGGACTTGTTATCCGAAAATACATATTGTCTATTGACCCGGGCCTTGGGGATGTGTTATAATCTACTAATGATAGGCATTGATGACATAGAATTAGTAACGGCAACAGATAGTCAAGCAGAGGAACACTACTTAGTCTTAGTTGATGGTGCTAAGTATGTGCTTAATTACTGGCCCGATTCAGTTCTAAATACTCCTCTCAATGAATTCACCATTATTAGATCAATTCCTATTGAATCTATCCAAAACAAAATAAAGTAAAATATGATCCATGTAACCAAGCGCTCCGGCGAAAGAGTGCCCTTAGACATTTCCAAAATCCAAAGACAGGTAAAAAATTGTTGCTCCGGAATTGATGGTGTCTCTCCATCAATGATTGAACTCAGGGCTAGAATCCAATTCGTTGATGGTATGGCAACCGAGACTATTGACCAACTACTCTTACAGGCAATGGTTGGACTAATTAACGAGGCCGAAGACCCAGAGGTAAACAATGTAAATTACCAGACAGTAGCAGGGCGCCAACGTTCCAGTATGCTCAGAAAGTCAGTGTACGGTTCATATGAGCCACCTAAGCTATATGATATCATAGTCAAGAACACCAAAGCCGGCATGTATACCCCTGAACTACTCACCTGGTATACCGAAGATGAGTGGAATATCATTGATCTATTCATTGATCACTCCAAAGATGAGAAGTATTCATTTGCCGCTATCGCTCAACTATGTGAGAAGTATCTGGTTCAGAACCGTTCAACAGGCAAAATCTACGAAACCCCACAAGTCAGATACGCTGTTGCCGCTGCCACAGCCTTCCACAACGAAGACCCAAAGAACCGCCTCAAACTTGTAAAGGACTACTATGAATGTGCTAGCGATGGTCATTTTACTCTTGCTACTCCTGTTTTGGCAGGACTTGGAACTACCACTCAGCAATTTAGCTCTTGTGTACTAATCAGTGCTGATGATACCCTTGATAGTATCTTTGCCGCTGGTGAAATGATGGCAAAGTATGCTAGCAAACGTGCTGGCATCGGCTTAGAGATTGGACGTGTTCGTCCCCTAGGTGCTCCTATCAGAAATGGTGAAATCAAACACACTGGCTTGATTCCATTCCTAAAGAAGTGGTTCGGTGATCTACGCTCATGTTCACAAGGCGGCATCCGTAATGCCTCATGTACAGTGTATCTACCAATCTGGCACTATCAGTTTGATGACTTCATCGTCCTCAAGAACAACCAGGGAACAGAAGAGACTCGTGTCCGTCAGATGGACTATAGCGTAGTTGTCAGTAAACTATTCTGGCGTAGATACAAAGATGGCGGTTCAATCACCCTATTTGACCCACATGAAGTGCCTGATCTATACGAAGCCTACTACCGTAACACCCAACGCTTTGAAGAGTTGTATGTCAAGTACGAAAAGGATACAACAAAGAAGAAGAAAGTCTTGGCGGCAGAAGAAATCTTCAAGAACGGCATTCTCAAAGAGCGTACTGACACTGGTCGTATCTACATGGTCAACATTGACAATGTAATCAATCAAGGTCCGTTCGACACTGAGCTTGACCCAATCTACATGTCGAACTTGTGTTCGGAGATTCTACTTCCAACACGTCCATTCCAGCGTCTTGAAGATGAAGCTGGCCGAATCGCCCTATGTACACTAGGCTCGATCAACATGGGTATTAGTCGTAACCCACAAGATGTTCGTAAGGCTTGCCGTGTCCTAGTTCGTTCACTGAGTAATCTACTATCATACCAAGATTTTCTTAGTGTCCAGAGTCGTTTGGCTAACCTTGACTTTGAACCATTGGGCGTTGGTATCACTAACCTAGCATACTGGCACGCCCGCCGTGGTTACAAGTATGGCTCACCAGAAGCACTAGCAGACTTGAAGCGTTGGATGGAGCACATCTCCTACTACTTGACTGAAGCAAGTGTTGAGCTAGCCGAAGAGCGTGGTGCTTGTCTAGGTAGCGAAAGAACATGGTACGGCAAGGGCGTATTCCCATGGGAGCGTAGAGCCACGGGTGTCAATGAACTCACTGACTTCACGCCAACAATGGATTGGGAACCTCTCCGAGCCAAAATGATCAAGTATGGTATCAGAAATGCTACCCTAATGGCTGTGGCACCGGTCGAGTCCAGTAGTGTTGTGTTAAACTCCACCAACGGAATTGAAATGCCGATGGAATTGATTTCTGTAAAGGAATCAAAAGCTGGATCGTTTGTACAAGTCGTGCCAGAGTACAAACGCCTAAAGAACAAATACCAGTTGATGTGGGACCAAAAAGATTGTGTGGACTATCTAAAGACAGCCGCTGTTATCGCCGCTTATGTTGATCAGAGTATCAGTACCAACACTTTCTATTCACCTAAACATTTCGCTGATGGAAAAATACCAGCAACATTGGTGGCTAAAAACTTGATGATGTATAATTATTGGGGCGGAAAATCCGTATATTACAGTTTGATTGACAAGGTTGGGTCTAAACATGTATTGAAGGAAGACAATGTAATACCCTTCACTCCTCCAGTTGAGATACTGGAAGATGATTCCGACTGTGCCGCATGTAAATTGTAGGATAAAATTTCCAGAACTCATCAGACAGTAATAAATACTATTGTCTGATGAAAGAAATTTATGAATTACAAGAAACACTACGATTTACTAATAACTAGAGGCAAGAATAGAATGTTGGACTGTTATGTGGAAAATCATCACATTGTTCCCGTATGTATGGGCGGCGGCGATGAACCAGATAATTTGGTACAACTGACTCCTGAAGAACATTTTTTAGCACATCAATTATTGATGAGAATTTATCCTAAAGTGAATGGATTGGCTCATGCCACCCAACTAATGACAGTACATCACACTGATGGTAGAACCACTAATAAATTATTTGGCTGGATTAGAAGAAAGTGTGCTAAATCAATGTCTGAGTGGGTAATACAATGGCAGAAGGAAAACGGCCATCCTAGAGGAATGTTAGGAAAAACTCACAGTGAAGAAAAGAAAAAACAAATTGGAGAAACAGTGAAGCGACTTCAAATCGAGGCTGTTGGCGTCAGGGTATATACTTATAACTTAGATGGCACATTCTACAAGGAATTCAGAACATTGACTGATTGTGCCGAACATCTAAATACTAGTCCTTCTAATGTAAAATATACTGCCGAGGGCAGATTTCAGCACTGTGCTGGTAAACAAATAAGATATGAATTCACTGAATCTTTGGCACCATATAAAAATCCAAACGAGGGCAGAGTTCAAGAAAGAATAAAATGTCCACACTGTGAAAAAGAAGGTGGAAAGTCTTCTATGAAGAGATTTCACTTCGAAAACTGTAAACACAAAAAATAAAGAAAGAAACAAATGTCTAAAGAACAATATAACCTGTCAAAACAAACCAACTATCTCAAGCGGACGATGTTCCTTGACCCCGCTGGCCCAGTAACAGTACAGAGATTTGAAGAGGTAAAGTACAACAAACTCCAAAACTATGAACTCACTGCCCGTGGATTCTTCTGGGTACCCGAAGAAGTGTCCCTAACAAAAGACAAGATGGATCATAAGGATGCTACTGAGGCAATCAAACACATCTTTACCAGTAACCTTCTGAGACAAACAGCGCTTGATTCAATTCAAGGTAGAGCACCAGCACAAGTGTTTGGTCCTGTTATCTCTATCCCTGAACTAGAGGCACTGGTCAGTAACTGGAGTTTCTTTGAGACTTCTATTCACAGCAAGAGTTATAGTCACATCATTCGTAACATCTATAGTGTGCCAAAAGAAGAGTTCAATAAGATTCACGACATTGAACCTATCATCAGCATGGCTAGTAGTGTCGGTATGTACTACGAGACCTTACACCGAATCAACTGCCGTAAAGAGATTGGCGAAGCAGTCAACGAGCATGAACACATCAAAGCAATTTGGATGGCACTTAATGCTAGTTACGCTCTTGAGGCACTCAGATTCATGGTATCATTCGCCACATCCCTAGCGATGGTAGAGAACAAGATTTACATCGGTAACGGAGCAATTATTGGCCTTATTTTACAAGATGAAATTTTACACGCCGAATGGACAGCCTGGATCATAAACCAGGTAGTCAAAGAAGACCCTAGATTCCAATCAATTGTAGACGAATGTGCCCATGAGGTATACACTATGTATGAGTCGGTGATTGCTGAAGAGAAGGCATGGGCGGATTACTTGTTTATCAAGGGACCTGTTATTGGATTGAATGCCGATATTCTGAAAGAATTTGTTGACTTCACTGCCTTCACTCGCCTCAAAGACATCGGTATCAAGTATCAAGGAAGTCATCCGAAGAATAATCCTATTCCATGGATGAATAAACACATCAATTTGGGGCAAAAACAAACGGCGCTTCAGGAGCAGGAAAGCACATCATATGTCATCGGTGTCCTTAGTGATTCAGTGAACCGTGAAGAATTGCCCAACCTTTGATGCTACCAAAAACATTGACAATCTTCAACAAACAGATATAATAGAGTAATGAGAAATCTGATAAATATTATCGCTGAGTCAGTTAATGATGACTGGTTCAATATTGGTAGTTTTGAAACATTCAAGCTACCGGCACGAGAGAAGTACAATATTGCCTCAACTGATGGCACTATTGAAACACTTGAAGGTCCAGTGAGATATAAGGCAGGTTCTTACATCATGACTGGACCTAAGGGCGAACAGTACCCGATTACACCGGAACGATTCAAAGAGTTGAAGGATGACAATGGAGATGGCACTGCCTCACCAAAGAAAATTTTGAAACTTGCTAAATTAGCGGATCACAACGGCATCGTGAATACTAGTTGGGGTGAACCACTCAACTACACAGCGGGTAATGATTACATCGTAAAACATGGACCAAATGATTACGGTGTCGTGAAGAAGGATATCTTCACACAAACTTATAACACAAAGGAAATAAAATGAGAAAATTTATAGCAGGACAATCACTACACCCAGTTGACGGTGACATTTATGTAGTAACAGAAGACACTGGTGAGCCAGATCGTGTAGTTCTATTCAGTGAAAAAATCACAGCCGAAAATGCCGCCAACCATCCAGTTGACGCCGAAGGTAAAGTTGAATTTGTCAACAAAATTCTAGCAGAAAAGGGTCAAGAACTCTTGGAACCTAGAGAGATTGAATATCTGAAGGTAATGTAATGACAACAATCGTCTGGAGTAAAGACGGTTGTAGTCACTGTATAACCGCCAAGTCACTACTAGAATCAAAGGGCATCCCATTTGAGGAGCGAAATATCTCCAATGGCGAATGGACCAGGGAACAATTATTTGAGGCTGTTCCAACGGCCAAATCAATGCCCCAAATATTCTTGAACGGAGAATATGTCGGTGGTCTAAATGAATTAAAAGCGAAACTATGAAATTAGAATTAAACACTGTCAACACCTTCAAATTGAGTTCAGGTGAAGAACTAGTTGGTAAAGTCATCTCCGTTGATGGCAACACTGTCCAACTAGAAGAACCACTAAGTATCGCTCCTACCCCAAAGGGAATGCAGTTACTGCCTAGCGTCTTCACAGGTGACGAGGACACGCTAGTCACTCTGAACTTGAATCTA